TACATTACGTTTATCAGCTGGGATGGTTAGTAAAGCACGGAAGTCTTTATAGCCAATAGGATTAGCTACTTTAGATAGACAGCCTTTGATAGCACGACCACGAGTATCTAACCAAGATTCACCTAGGTCCATCATAGGGTTTTCAGCAATGATATGGTTAACTACATCTACAGATAGGCTATCATAGTCAGCAATAGATGATGACATTTCAGGCCATTTAGCTCTTACTTTAGTCATGCCTTTGTTGACGTTACGAATTATAGCTTCATAGTTATTAACTAAGGTAGTAGTGTCGTAGTAGTATTGTGTACGTGATGACTTAGCAAAACCCGGACGTTGTAATCCAGTCTCGCTTACTTTACCTAAGCGTTTAACTAATCCGACTTTAGTGCTGTTGATATTCAAATCTACTTTTGGTAGATATAGTTTGAATTTCTTAGCACGACGAATTTCGTCTAGTAGATCAGGGTTGATGTAGCTATGAAGTTTATCTTCATTCAAGAAGGCTTCAGCATAGCGAGCTTTACGATCACTATTACAGATTAACCAGCCAGAGTCAGATAATAGTTCAAGGATATTGTTAAAGGTAGTAATGTTTTCTTTACCAAACTTTTCAGCATGGTAAAAGAGATTGATACTGCCTTTGTTAATGACGTAACTATACCAAGCTGAGTTGATTAGGTTATCAGCTAGTTTAGTTAGGTCTTCACCGAATCGCTCAACAAAACCTTCACGGTTAGGTAGCACGATGTTACCTTTGATCAAGGCGTTGAACATAGTTTGTTGAGCAGCATTCATAGTTTGCATGGTAATTCTCCCGATTATATGCAGTAGGTAAAAAGACCTAGTTTAGAGTCATAGTTCAGAACTTTTAGTTAAGCGGTGATGAAGTGAGCTTCTTTGTTAGAGATAGATTTGAGGTAGTTAGCGTAATCTACTTCAGCTTTGTTGCGAGATGCTTCCCATTGGAGTTTGACACTAGACTCTTTGAATAGATCAAGGTTTAGCTTAACTCCTAGTTCAGCTTCTAATAACATTAACATTTCACGTACTTTATTGTAGTCCATAGGTACTTCTTCGTTTAGAGTACCTTCAGTCAAGCTAAAGTAAGCTTGTTGACCAAAGGCAGAAGCTAAGTCTTCAATAAAGCTATCAGACAATGACAATACAGATTTCATGATAGCTTTATGAGTAGCACCTGAGTACTGTACACCTTTGATGATGTTATAAACGATTTGAATGTCGATACCTAAGTTGTATAGGTAAGCATCACGCCATTTGCGTAATTGTCCTGTCTTAGGTCCAGATTTGATTGCTTCTGGGTACATTTCAGGGATAGCTTTTAGCTGTGTTTCAATAGAACGTAACTTTTCAGTTGTTAATTCTTTTACAGCTTGGTTAAGCATTACCTGTTGGAAAGCAGGGTTAGTCATCAAGTCAGCTTGAGCCTTAGCTAGCTCATTTGCAGCAGCTGCTTTCATATTAGCCTTCAATTGTTCCATAGTTAAAGTAGTAGTCATAGTTGATTCTCCGTTAGTGTTGATAGTAGTGTTGATTGTTGAAGTAGTGTTAGTCATGGTTATGCTCCGGTTAGGTGTTAAGTTGAGTAAGTTAAAAAGTGTTGATTGTTAAAGTAGGTTAAGAGTAAGTTATTGATCGAGGAAATCTATTAAGATAAATTTAACTTTGATTTTTGTAACAGTAATCGTAATTCAAAGTCAGTTCTACTGTTATTATCATAGTCATAACCATCTTGATAATTACTCTCAGGTTCTATCTCAGTTACGTCATCAACTACCTCAGTTAAATATTTCTGAAGTAGGTCCTTGAATTCTGTCATAAGGGTTCTTTCTCTCCTGCACCGTTCTATCTTAGGTGTTAGTGTTTCAACCTACTCACCTTTCGGCTTTCGGTTGATTTGTTATAGGTCAAAGCCGTCTAACAGGCTCTTGTTCGCTTGTGCTTTAGCCATAACATCAGCATCGATTTCCACGTTAGCTAGACGGTTAGCTACTTTTACTTTGTGGATATTGTCAAACTCAGATGCGGCACGGTTACCTGTGTTCACCATACGTTGAAATGTCTTGAACAGACCTAAGTACCACATTACACCTACTAATAGTAAGCCAATCATTAATGTTTCCATTTTGTTTCTCCAGTTGTTATTAATAAATCCACCAATGAGAATAGGGAAGAACGAGAGGAATGCGGGAAGAACCAGCGAGGAAATAAGGTGGGAAAAAATATTAACCCCCAACTCCGTAGAGCTGAGGGTTTATTGTTACCAGTAATCGCGACTGGTAACATTTGAGTTGCCGAAGCCTAGTTCGTTAAGCACGGAACCAGCAATTTTAACAGCTTCAACTTGGCCAAAAGCCTCTTGCAAAGAAACGCCTTTAGAGTTCTTTGCGTTAATTATGATACCAAAGCCTTGGTTGCGGCTAAGCTTAGCTGGGTCTAAGCGGTTGAATTCAGAAACTAAAGCTTTAACTAGATCTTGTGACATGATGATGAACTCCGAAATTAATGATGGCAAGTCGCCACCAATGAGATTAGGTAAGTATTACGTAGAAGGTAGTAACCAACTGTGGTAGGTGGGAAAAAATAAGAACCTACCCGAAGGTAGGTACAGGATTAACGGAAGGCGTTACGCAAGTCGTTGTCAGACCTTGTACGTTCCACTTTACGAGGAGGAACAAGGGACTTTGCTGATGTCCTTTTGATGAGGGTTTCAGGCGTAACTACAGGCGTATGGTAGCAACCATTGCCCACTGGGAAGCGGTGTACGTTCTGAGATGTAGGGATGAAGCCAGTTGTTGCAGTCATGATGGTGTCTCCTTAGACGTTAGTGTTCACCAATGTGAGTAGGTAGGTAGTACATGGTACAGAAATAGCCAGCGACTCAGAAAAGGATGCTTAGGTGGGAACATACGGGGGGGTAGTCTTTGGGTAATGAAGAAGTGGGAGAGAAAAGCAGGCTTAGTAAATTTATAAAAAATCTCTAATGTTTTATAACCCCTTGATTTATAACAACTATTACTATAACCACAACATCTACAACCCCTAAGCTTAGGGCTTATCACTATGTAATAAGTATATAAATACGGTGATAATAGCTAAGAGCGGAGGTAGCTAAGCTTAGCTAGTAAAACAACCCTATTACTAGTAATATCAATAAGTTAACTTCTTTGGCTCTCTTGCTGTTGACAATTAGCTAAAAGTATGGGACAATTAGCTAAGAGTACAGGAGAACTATATGGAAATTTTAATAAAATCAACTACTTCAATGCAGCTACATTCTTTGACAGAGACTCACCCAGTAATGTCAATAGAGCAGTACGAAGCGTTTAAAGCAGACATAGCTAAGAATGGTCAGATGCAACCAGTCATAGCTTACAGGGATAAGATCGTAGATGGGAGACATAGGTTAAGAGCGTTAACAGACCTAGGTATAGCTACTATTAAAGTAACTAATTTGCCTAATAATCTAACGTTAGATGAAGTAAAACAGAAAGTAGTATCTACCGAAAAGCGTAGACACCAATCACCTACTCAACTAGCTATTAATGGTTATAGGTTATATAAAGCAGGGGCAAAGCAGACAGAGGCTGTATTATCTACAGGTTGTTCCTTAGCTAATCTTAAGCATGTGGTAGCGCTAGAGAAACTAGGTAGGTTAGATATTATCGATTTATTAGAAAAAGGCGGTAAGGTAGATATAGGAGTAGCTAACTATAATAAGTTCACAGACAGTTTATTAGGCATAGTTACTTGGGTTAAGAAGCAGCAAGATCATACAGAGCAGTTACTACAAGACTTAGTTAACAAAGTAGATACAGAGGTAGTAGAACCAAAGGTAGAAGTTGATATGAATAAGATAGATGGTATAACATTAATAACTAGTAGTTATAGTGATAAAGAACTAGAGGTTCTTATAGCTAAGTTATATAAACAATTACGTAAGGAATAACTATGAGTATATTATATGTGTTACATTGCAATGGTCATTACAAGATAGGTATTACTACTAGTTCAGTAGCTAAAAGGATTAGATCACTCCAGACAGGTAATGCTCATAAGATTTCGAGATATTGGAGCAAGAAGTGTAGTAATTATACGGAGATGGAGAAGTACTTTCATAGGAAGTTTGCTAAGAAGAGACTGATAGGTGAATGGTTTGCATTAGATAGTAAAGATTTAGAGTTTATTAAGAGTTGTAGTAGATTTAGTTTATTTACTAGTAAGAAGAAATTAGATGAAACTAGTAATTAGTAAGAAGGGGTTAGAGGATGTAGGCATAGTTTATGTTCTAGAGATTACACTAGATACAGGGCCTATAGTTAAAATTGGTATGACTAATAGGGATAAGGTAGACGATAGAGTCTTGGAAATACTATTAGCTATGAGTAAGAAGTATAGGTATTTTCCTAGATGTTACGTAGCTAGGTTTACGAAGGTAGATAAGCCGTTGGAGATGGAGCAAAGATTGCATGAGCACTTCAAGGAATATTCAGTAGAGTTAGAACACTCATTCCCGGGACATACTGAGTACTTTAATGTGCCAGTAGATAAGGTTAAAGAGGTTTATGATGAAATGGTTAAAGATAGAAAGAAACACAAGAACTAGTTGGGATAGTTTAATTAATCTATTGGTGGCATTAGATAAGGTAGATTATGATTTAGATAGTCCTAGTTGGTATTGGGAGAAGTGGGAGTGGAATCAATTGCATATAGATAGGGTAGCTATTAGTGCTCAGGTTAAGAGGGTGCAAGAGGTAGTAGATAGAGAGGAGTACCCTAGTTGCTACTCTTAGGTAGGTATGGTAATATACAGGGATTAACAGTTACTAATAGTGGTAGCTAGATAGTTTAGTTATAAGGAATAGGAAACGTACAATGGGAAAAGTAGTTACAGTAGAACAGCTCAAGAAGTCTCTACCTAGTAGGAAGAATCTAATTACAGATGATATAGCAGAGATTATTAATAAGGTTAATCTAGAGCCGGAGTTTCAAGGCGAGAGCTTGCTAACTACGATGGTTCATTACGAGAGTGTAATGATTAAGGCTAAGGCTAGTATTCAGGAGTATATAGCTGCTATTAGGTTTTGTGCTTATTTATTGACGATGGATGATAACTATACGGAAGCTTATAAGAGGGTGTTCTTTGAGAGGGATTTCGTACAAGAGAGATTAGATGTTCCTACTAATAGTAAGGAGTACGGGGAATTAACTAGTGCTGCTAGTAGGTACAGGAGAAGTAAACTAGTTACAGATATTCTTACTCTTAGTCAGACACCGTTGGATTTGATATTTGCTGGTCATAGGGTTAAAGCTATTGGAGTATTAGCAGATAGGATGGAGAATGGTAAACTAGATAAGGACAGGATTGCTGCAGCAGATGCGTTGTTGAAGCATACTACACCGAAGGACTTTAAGATTGAATTGGATATGGGATTCAAGCAAGATAGTGCCACACAGAATTTAATGGATCAATTAGCTGCGATTAGTCAACGTCAAAAGGATTTATTGACTTCAGGGGTTACAGACCTAGGTAAGTTAGGTGCTATGAAAGTACTGAATGATGTAGTGATGGAAGGGGAGTTTACAGAATGACACATAGATTAGAAGAACTATGTCATATGCTAGTTAGTGGTAGCGATAAAGAGAAGGAAGAAGCAGCGATAGAGATTTTAAAGGTTACTGCTGGAGTAAAGTATAGAATCGTAGAAGGGGAGCTGGAATGACAGAACAAGAAGAACTAGAAGTAATGGAAGAGTACTTACTAGAGTTAGAGGCGAATATGGATAGGTTAGAGGATAAGGTTAATATGGCAGCTTATTTGGCAGTGTTGAATGGGGTGTTAGAGGAGTATAGTGAATGATTAATTATATTCCTAGTGATGAAGAAGTAACTAGTGTTGGTTACGTATATATGCATACTTCCCCTTCAGGTCAATCTTACATAGGGAAATCGTTAAGTAAAAAAGGTAAAAGATGGAAAGATCATATCAAAGCGGCGTATGATCCTAAATACAAGGAGTACAATTATCCGCTACAAAGAGCTATCAGAAAGTATGGAGAAGAGTCCTTTACTAGTATAGTGCTAGAAGATAGTGTACCAGAAGAGTTATTAGCAGAGTTAGAGGTATTGTACATCGATAAGTACGATACTTTTTATAATGGTTACAATCAAACAAAAGGCGGAGAAGGTACTGCTGGAGCAAGAAGCCTGGAAGCTAGAGAGGCTATTTCTAGGGCAAATAAAGAAAGAGTATGGACAGAAGAAGCCAGGGAAAAGATAGCAAAACAGAAATTAGGTACAGTCACTAGTCCTTGGTATATAGAGTACCCAGATGGTACTAGAGAAGAGCACTTTACGACTAACAAGAAAGACTACGCAGAAACAAAAGGTTGGCACCCGGGGTCTTTTAAAAATCTATTCTCAAAAAATAAAGTAGGGAAAGTGATCACTGCAGGAAAATTTAAAGGGTATAAAGTAGGTAATATTAAATGATAGAACAAAAAGAAGTGTATATACCAAGTGACGAAAGTCTAAAATTTATTAGTTTCCTCAGAGCAACAGGTAATGAGGAGAACAATTCTCCAGAAGTACATTACAAGATTGCGGATGCGTTGTTCAGTAAAGATAAAAAAGATTGGAACGTAGTTATTGAGTGTACTCGTGGTCTAGGTAAATCAACTACACTAGAGTACGCATTAATCTATGTGGCTGCTTTAGGTCATTGGCCTAACTTCGGTAAGACACCGTTTATAGTATTCTTAGGGGCTAGTTTAGAAGGTAACGTAAAGGCGTTTTTCAAGAACGTTCAGTCTAAGATTGAGAATAGCGAGTTTCTTAGAGGGTTATTAGATATTACCAGATGCGTAGATAATGAGATTGAACTAGTTAATAAGGATGGTGTAGAGACGATTATTACAGGGCGTGGTATGGTCCAGAACTGGAGGGGTGTACGTAGTAAGCGTGGTGATCGTCCTTCTATTTTAGTGGCGGATGACGTATTACCTTCAGAAGTTATGACATCAGAGGCGTTAAGAGCTACGGTAGAAATGAACTGGTTTAACTCAGCTTTACCTGCATTAAACCCTATGAAGCATAAGGTGATCTACATTGGAACCCCATTATCTGAGTCTGACCTACTCCACAAGTTAAAAAATAGTGGTCAGTATAGGGTGGAACGATACCCTTTATGTTCTAAGTTTCCGTGTAGTGAGGAGGATTTTGACAGTGTTTGGCCAGATAGGTTTAGTTTTGAGTACGCAAGTAAGATGTACGAACAATTCAAATCAGCAGGTAAAGCACAAAGTTTCTACACAGAGTATATGCTAGATGTAACAGATCTATCTACGTTACTAGTTGAGGAGGATGATATTAGGTGGTTTGATCCTAGGTTGTTAGCGAAGAATAAGCATTTGTATAATTTTTATATTAGTACGGACTTTGCTACTAGTGAGAAGAAGTCAGCGGATTATAGTACTATTGGGGTATGGGCCATAGGTAGTGATGATAGTTGGTTCTTAGTTGATGGGCAGTGTAAGAGACAGTCGATGATGGAGAATCTAGAGGATATATTTAGGTATGTCAGGAAGTGGAAACCAATGAGTGTTGGTATTGAGAGTAGTGGTCAACAGGGTGGTTTTATTAGTATTATTCAGGATATGATGATGGAGAAGAATACATGGTTCCAGATTGCCAAGAAGAGAGGTAGTAAGGAATATGGTATTAGGCCGTTAAAGGATAAGACTCATAGGTTTGTTACAGGGGTGCAGCCAAGATTTAAGCAGGGTAAGGTATGGTTTCCTAAGCCAGAGTTGATAGCAGGGTATCCGTTATTGGTGGCGTTGCTAGAGGAGATGGTAAATGAATTGAGCAAGTTTACTTTGGCTGGTGGTGTTAAGGCGTTGAAGCACGATGACTGTATCGATTTGTTGAATCAGTTGAGTGAGATGGATGTTTATGCTCCGGATAATGGCGATGAGGGTGATGGATCTAGGACCATAGTTACAGAAGATGGGTTAATGTGGAATGCTATTTGGGGTGATGATGATTGGGAAGAAAGAGGATCAAAAAATGGTAGCACAGTTTTTTAAGTTGTGTTATACTATTAGTAATAATAGAGGTGGTGTATGCAAGTAAGTACAATTATTGATTACGTTATTAGTGCAGATCTAGCACAGACAAAGTTTAGTGATATCGGTACTAAGGATAGTCGTAGCGAGATGCAACAGAAGAATTTAGATGCACTAGTAGGTTTTGTTAATCAGGGTGTGCTGGAGTTGCATAAGAGATTTCCGATCAAGATTAGTGTAGAAGATGAAGTTATAAAGAAGCCATCTACGGTAGAGGATTTGATTACGTTACCGGATAATGCATTAGAGTTGATTAGTATTACGGTAGATACGAATCAGTATGTAATGAATGGTGAACTAGGTCCTTATGGGGTGGTTGTACCATTAGACGATTATGACGTAGAGAGGAAGTATAGAGAGAAGATTTATCGAGGTATCTATGCTAAGACTTTTTCATACAATAGTTATATGATATTAGGGGATGTACCATTAGATGGGGTTAAAGTTTACTTTAGGTATAAGGATTCTCCAACAGATTTAAAGTATGCAAGCAAGTTGCCTATGCCGGTTATGTATCAAGAGGCGTTAGTTAACTATGTTGCGTATAGGGGTTATAGCGCAGTTCCTAGTGTTACTCCAGCAGGAGATACAGGATTTAGTTATAAGAAGAAGTTTGAGGACAGTTGTTTGCGAATTGAGCAAAATACTGATACACTTTACGAATGGGCTAATCCTAAGAGATTAGTAGAACGTGGTTTTGTTTAAGGAGTAATAAATGGCTACAGTTAATGCGTTAACAAATTTTGGTGAGAACGCTCTTACTAATTATTTGGTTACAGGTTCAGGTCAAAAGTATTTGGCTATCTATAGTACAGTAGTTGCAGAAGATGGTACTGGTACAGAATTGAGTGGTGCTTGGTATAGCAGGAAAGCGATTAGTTTTGGTGCAGCGGTTAATGGTACAGCAGCTAATAGTGCTAATATCGATTTTGGTGAAGTTACAGGTACTGCAGCGAACGTAGTAGGTTGGGCTTTATTCGATGCTGCTACAGGTGGTAATGCTTGGGTGTATGGTGCTTTTGAAGTAGCGAAGACTGCTTCGGTTGGTACTAACGTACTTATTCAAGCTGGTGATATTACAGTTACAGGTAGTTAATAATGTTGATTAATGGGAGTGCTATAAATACGGTAGCCGTAAATTCGTACTCCCAGCTAATCGAGTACCTAGTAGCTCATTCCTCGTTTAGTTATAATAGTACTGCTGCTAATTCGTTATATACAAAGTTCGTAGCAGATTCAGTTTTTAGTTGGTCAGAAGATTCTAGTGCCACGGTAGGCGTACTAGTTGCGGGTGGTAGTGAATACTCAGTAGGTACAGAAGGCGTATCGAAGTTAGTTGCGTCTCTTCAAGGTATTAGCGATTTCATATACGGAACTAGTGGTAGTAACTATCTTAGTACTTCAGTAGTTGCAGATAGTAGTTATTCAGTATTAGGTGTAGGCAATAACAGGCTTAGTCAATTAATGGCGGCTGCTCCTAGTAGTTACGATTTTAGCAGTAGTGGTATTAGTAGGCTAGATGCTAGATTATTTGCAGATAGTAGTTATGGGTTAAATACTACTAGTTCAGTACTTACGTATTTACCTCTAGCGGGTAATTCTAGTTATTCTTACGATTCTTACGGTAAAGTACTAGCAGCAGTTACAGTTAATGCGGATGCAGTCAGTTTTACTATAGGTACAGAAGGTAAAGTTACAGTTAGTCTAAAAGTTACGGGTATATCTAATTTTAGCATAGGATCTAGAGGTGTTACAAAGCTGCAAGTTAGAGTAGTAGGTAATAGTGGTTATACGGTAGGTAGTAGTGGCGATTATAGTCTTATAGCTTTTTTACAATCAGTAGTAGAGTATATAGTTAGTTCTACAGGTAGTAATAGATTAGATACGTGGTTCTCGGGTAGTACAGAATACCAGATAGAAGATTACGGTAGGATTAACGTAGTTAAGTATAGTCAAGAAGTTCTTGAAGAATTTGCATGTGTAACGTATAATGTAGTGATGGTAGATAATGTATTTAGGGTTACTCCGGTAGAAGATAGTTTTTCAGTAGCGCCTATACAGAACTCAGCAACAGCAGATGCTACAATAGTATTCGAGGTAAATAAATGTTAATAGGTAAGATTACAAAACAACCTACGGAGAGGCAGAATTTCTACGTTCAGTACGGAGATTATTTGCAGGAAGGAGAGACCCTAGTTAGTGTAGTAGGTACATTAGATGTTGTAGGGGAGTTGTACCTAGTAGGTCCAGTTATTTTACCTACAGAGGCAGATGTAGAGTTTTGGTTAGAAGATGGTATAGCAGGTAACTCGTACAAGTTAGAGATTACAGTAGAAACTAGTCTTGGTAATAGAAAGCAGGATGAGTTTAAAATTAAAGTTAAAGAGATTTAATTATGCAGTTGTTTAGTAATAATTTTAAGACTACGTTAGCTTCTGCAATAGGTACTACAGATACTAGTATTACTTTAGGTAGTGTTACAGGATTTCCAGATATTAGTGGGGGTAATACAGTATTACTTACGCTAGAGTCTTCGAATAGAACAGTACAAGAGATCGTAGAAGTTACTGCGGTAGTAGGTAGTACAGTTACGGTAGTTAGAGGAGTAGAAGGCACTACTCCAAGTAGTTTCGATGTAGGTGCTTTCGTAGAAGTTAGGTTAACAGCAGGGTGGTTAAATAGTACTACGGGGAAATTAGCTACAGTAGAGACAGGTGCTCAGGTTAATACGGTTACTCCGGGTAACGTAGTTACGTTAACGGGTAAGACAATAGATAGCGCTACGAATAAAGTAGGTGCAGATAACATTCACTACAAAGTCAAGAATATGACTGGTAGTACATTAGCAGTAGGTACAGTAGTTAAAGTAGCTAGTTACGAAGCAGGGGAAGAAACTATTAGAGTTACTCCTACGACTAGTACAGGGGACGTAGCTATTGGTATTGTTAAGGTAGCTATTCCTCAAGGAGAGGTAGGTTTAGTAGTTAATACGGGTGTTGTAACAGGTATTAATACTACAGGGTATTCAGTTACTACGGTTCTTTATCAGAATGGTACCGGAGGATTGACAGCTACAAAACCAACTAGTGGTACGTATCAAGCAGTAGCAGTAGCTTTAAATAGTAAAGTGGATGGTGCTTTACTAGTAGAGTTTAGTGAGCCGGGTAGGGTTAATTGGGATGATAGGTATTATACCGAAGCAGAGATTAATAGTTTACTTACTGCGGTTACTTCTTCAGGTGATAGTGTTACGTTAACAGGGGATGTTACAGGTACAGCTACAGTAGCGGCGAATGGTAGTATTTCAGTAGCTACTACGATTAGTGCAGGAACTATTACAGCCACTCTTAACGGTAATGCTACTACAGCTACTACGTTACAGACAGCCAGAACTATCAATGGTGTTAGTTTTAATGGTAGTGCAAATATTACTATTGCAGATAGTACGAAGATTCCTACTACAGAGAAAGGCGTAGCTAATGGCGTAGCGACTTTAGATGCTAATAATAAGATTCCGTTAGCACAACTACCGGACTCAATACTCGGACAATTAGAGTATATGGGTACACATAATATGACGACTATGCCAACAGCTACTCAGAAGGGGCAGTATTGGATTGCAAGTGTATCAGGTAATGGGTATGATGTAGGTGATTGGGCTGTATACAATGGCGCTGCTTTTGATAAGGTAGATAATACTGATGCAGTAGTAAGTGTTGCAGGTAGGACAGGTAACGTAGTTTTAACTAAGTCGGACGTAGGACTAGGTAACGTAGATAATACTAGCGATGCGATTAAAAACGTATTAAGTGCTGGTAAGTGGACTACTCCAAGAACTTTAACTATTGGTGGTACAGGTAAAGCGGTAGATGGTTCCGGTAATGTTAGTTGGACTTTAGCGGAAATAGGGGCTCAAGCAGAACTAGTTTCAGCGAGTAACATTAAGACTATTAATGGGCAGAGTATATTAGGGGCGGGGGATTTAACAGTATCAGGTGAAGGTAGTACTGTAACTATCTCTACGAGCAGTTTTACGGCTGCGGAGGGTCAGACAGTATTTAGTACCAGTTATACACCACAGCTAGTACAAGTATATGTTAATGGGTCAAAATTATTAAGTAGCGATTATACAGCCACTAAATC